GGAGACATATTATGAACGGAATGGCAAACTCGTCTGGCACCTTACTGTTGGCGATTCGGCGGAAGCGTGGGCAAAATTCGTTGGTAAGGTGTTGGCTGGTAAGCGGAAGGCTGATGTGCTGGTCCTCGACTTCTCGCAGGTTCGTCCCGCTGGCGAGCGTCTTGCCGGCTACGGTTGGATCAGCTCGGGTGACGAAACGTTTGCGCCAGCAGTTCAACGTATTGCGGAAATTCTTAATGAATGCGCGGGCCAGTTGCTCCGGCGGCTCAACATCTTGGACGTCCTTAACCATTTGGGTACCACTCTCTCCAGTCGGCGATCTGCTGAGATTGCGCTAGTTCCGTGGGGCGATCCTGAGTGGGCCGACTTTGCGCGGGCCAAGCAGGATTTTTGGCTTCACGGTAACGAGCACCGGCAGCAGTCCAACAACTCATTGATGTTCTGGCAGAAGCCGGTGCGCAAGGATTTGGAGAGTCTCTTTGCGCTGATGCAAGAAGCGGGCGGCTCTGAGCCCGGCCTTATCAATGCGGTGGAAGCGAAGCGCCGGGCACCCTGGTTCTCGGGCTGCAATCCGTGCGCCGAAATTCTGCTGCCTAACAAAGGCTTCTGTAATCTGGTCGAACTGAATCTCGCTGCCTTTAATGGGGCCATTACACAGGAGCTTACAAAGGCTGCCTATCTGCTGGCCCGAGCCAACTATCGGCAGACCTGTGTGAATTTGGAAGACGGTATTCTGCAGCGAGCGTGGCATGAGAACAATGAGTTCTTGCGACTGTGCGGCGTTGGTGTGACGGGCGTGGCTATGTGGGAAGCTCGGCATGATGCGGTGGCCTGGGACTTCCTGAAGCGAACAGTCAAGGCAGCTGCCAACGGAATGGCAGACGAATTGGGGCTTCCGCGTCCCAAGGCGGTCACGACTGTGAAGCCGAGCGGTACGTTGAGCAAGATCATGGACACTACGGAGGGCGTTCACCGGCCGCTTGGTCGCTACGTTTTCAACAATGTTCGGTTCTCCAGGCACGATCCCTATGTGGCCATCCTGCAGAAGGCCGGCTACCGGGTGGTTCCGGACCCGACTTCTGAGGACGCAGTGCTGATTACGTTCCCAGTGGAGTACGACGGCGTTGAATTTGAGATTGTGAATGGAGTTGCAGTCAATTTGGAATCGGCTGTAAGTCAGTTGGAACGCTACAAGACTATGATGCAGTACTATGTGGACTACAATTGCTCGGTTACTATCAGTTATAGTCCACACGAAGTGCCTGATATTGTGGATTGGCTGGATAAAAACTGGAATAACTACGTCGGCGTCAGCTTTATCTACAGGACGGATCCAACAAAGACGGCAAAAGATCTTGGTTATCCTTGGCTTCCCCAAGAGGTAGTAACAAAAGAGACTTACGCTAACTATAAGACGGGCTTAAATAAGATTTCGGATATAATTTCTCCGATAACAGTTAAGGCAAACGAAGAGGATTTTGAAATTGATGCTGGTTCTGAATGTCTATCTGGTGTTTGTCCGGTGCGATAATGCCACATAAAGATTTAGAGATAGATAAAGCCTACAAAAGAAAATACTACCAACAGCGAAGAGAATTCACAACGAACAGGCTCGAATAAACCTGGCTAATCTACAAATACCGTAGGCAAAACTTGATTTCTGAGGGGTATTCGGTTAAACTGACCGGGTACCCCTTTTGTTTTTGGAGCCACACATGCGCATTACTGTGGATTTTGACGGCGATACGTGGACTTTTGCTGCCGTCTCGACTGGAGACGAGCTATCCTACAACGAAAGCTTCGAATTGACGGACCTCGACGATGTTGTCGGGGCTTTTGAAGAGCTTGTAAAGGAAATGGCGGAACTCGTCGACCCGATTGGTACGCTTTTTGACGAACTGGACGAGGAAGCCTAAGCTATGAGCCAGCGATTTGAAGCCTGTCTAGCTAAAGTCCTCCAATACGAGGGTGGATTCACGGAAGGCGAGGGCGATCCGGGCGGCGCGACCAATCTCGGCATTTCCCTGCGGTACGCGCGCACCCAGGGCAGCATGCTGGACCTCAATGGCGACGGCGTTGTGGACCGCGCGGACATTTTGCTGGTTACCAAGGACACCGCTAAGGCCGTCTACGAGAATTGGTTCTGGAAAGACGTGCGCGGCGAGGATTTGCCGGCCGGTCTTGATTTGGCCGTCTTCGATTTCGCTGTGAACAGTGGCGCCGGCCGAGCTATCCGCTTCTTGCAGGAAGTTCTGGGTGTCACGGCCGATGGTGTGTTTGGTCCCAAGACCCTAGAGGCTGTTCGTGCGGCCGATGTCACTGACGCAGTGAATCAGTTGTGTCGGAAGCGCCTCGGTTGGTTGCAGACCCTCGATACCCGGGCTCGCTTCGGAAAGGGCTGGACCGCCCGCGTAACGGACGTACAGAATACGGCGCTTGCCATGGTGGGCAACCCGCGCATGACGATTGCGGAGGCGACTTCCACCGACACGGGCAAGGCTGCCATTACGACGACTACGATTGCGGCTGCTGCGGCGGCGCTGGCGTCGGCCAAGCCCTTCATTGAGGCCCTGGGTACCCTGGCTCCTGTGGTGGCCCTGACGCTCATCGGAGCCGGCCTATTGGCCGTGTTGATTTGGCGTACCAAGCGATGAACCGCGAGGAAGCTGTACGCAATTTTCTGGAAGCTAACGAAATCGGTGACAAAGCTCGCCGGACTCTGGAAGCAATCCTGAAAACGAACCCCCGCTCGATGTTCATGGTCTGGGAAACAGGTGCCGGGCTCAGCTTCACCAGCGTTCCGTTCAGCCACATGCTGTCGGCTGGATTTATTGCTGGGGTTTCGGAGTTTGCTACACAGGAGCAGACGTTAGAAGAAGAGTCTGATGAGGAAGCCAACTAATGTTTGCTGGAATTCTGGTTTGGTTTCAGGGTTTGTGGAATAAAGCAACCGCCTATGCTATACTGGCAGCTGGTGCAATTGCTTTGCTGTGGGCCGCCTATGTACATGGGAAGAACTATGAACGCAACGAATCAGCCAGACGAGCACTCGGCCGGGACATTGAAACGCGCACGGAAGCGGACAGCATTCGGCGCACTGCTGCTTTTGTGCCCGATCCTGTTGATGAGTTGCGCCAGCGATGGACCCGCCCGGGGCGTTGAGTTCTGTTCAGTGGCCCAGCCCATGTACCTAAGCGCCGAGACACATCTGGCGATGTCTGATGCCGAGCAGATCCTCAGCTATAACCGGATCGGCGAACACTTCTGCAATTGGCAGCCTCTGCGATGAGTTCACTTCTCTTCGTCGAAGGTAAGAAGCTTTCGGAACTCACGGCGGCTACCACGTTAGGTGGTGGTGAAGCCATGCTGGTTCAGCAGGGCGGCGACAGCAAGCAGGTAGCTGTCTCAGCTGTGTGGGCTCCCGTTTCCACTCTGGCCATTAGTGTTGATGCACTGTCTTCGACGGTAGGCGTCGTCCTGGCCTCCGTCTCCGTCGCCCTCATTGAGGTGGAAGCTGCCGCATCTGTGGCCTCGGCACTTGCCGGCCAGATTTCTGACCTCGATGTGCGCGTAGCAGCCGTCTCGGCAGCCGTCAGCACCAACACGGTCGTCATTGCGGCCGTCAGTGCGCTCGTCTCAGCTAACACCGCTCGGCTTACTACCGTCTCAGCACTCGTCTCGGCAGCCCTGTACTTCAAGACGTCAGCTTCGGCTGGTGTGGCTCGCCTCGTTCAGTCCAAATTAGCCGACCGAATCTCCGTCAAGGACTTTGGCGCAGTCGGCGATGGCGTCACTGACGACTCAGCAGCCATTCAGGCGGCCATCAATGCGGCCTCGTCTGTGGGTGGCATTGTCACTTTCAATGCAGCCGTCTATGCTTTTGCTACGCCGCTGGTCATCAGTACCCGTGCGGTGATTTTGGAGGGCGTAGGTAAGAGCAGCTTCTACACGGTTGACTACGGTACGACCCTGTTGTGGACTGGTAGTACTTCAGCTAACTGGATTGAGATCAATGGTGATTGCTGCGGCGTTCGCCAAATGGAACTGCGAACCGATACCCCTTCTGTGGCCGGTGTCGCAATAAATCTTGTCCGGACTGGAATTATTGGTACGCGTCATCACGCTCGCGACATCATTATCAATGGTTGCTTCAATGGAATCAACGTGCAGGGATTCAATTATTGTGAATTCTCTGGCATCATTATTCCAAACTTCTTTGGCGACTATGCTATCAGATACTACGGCGACTCTACATACCGAACCGACAACATATTCTTGACCCGGGTTGTGGGGCAGCCAGATGCTACTAATGATGTGGGTGTTGGCTTCTTAATTGAAGGTCGCTGTGCTTCCGGCTTCATCACAGATTGCTACTTTACGGGTTGCAACTATGGTGTACATGCCAAGAGGAATGGCGCTGCCGATCAGCCTGGAGCTTTTCGGTTCCTTCGCACTGCCGTTGAAAACTGTATCACGCACGGCTACTACATGGAAAGCGCGGCCTTCATTACGATCATGAATTCCTTCGTGGGTGGTTGTGGTGTGACTGGCATTGGCGGCGGCACCGGAGCTGGTATCCGTATTGGCGGCGACTGCCGGGGCTCTATTGTTCTTGACAACAATGATGTGCGCACTTGCGGCGAAGCTGGCATTCGGGTTGAGGCTGGCGCGGCAGTCGTAGATATTATCAATTCGCATACGGCAGCCAATAGCCAGAACGGGTTTGGCACATATCCAGGCATTGAATTTCAGGCTAGTTGTAGTGGTTTCGGTGTTACTGGCGGCAGGGCAGGCGGTGATATTTATTTCAATCCCGGCGGAACAAAGACACAAAGCTATGGCATCGGGCTGGCCGCCGGCTGCAAGAACTTCAACATCAGCGGCCTCAATCTGCGTGGCAACCTTACGGGTGCCGTCCAAGACTTGACTACTGACACAGGCAAGATCACCAACTGCATTGGTTATGAGTCTGAACGATCCGGCACCGTCAGTGCAGTAGCCCCAGATGTCAACGGAAACGCTACCATTCAGCATGGGCTCGACAAGATTCCGGTCTACGCTAACGTCAACTTGCTGGGTGATCTGGCGTCGGTCGGCGTCGAAGTCCAGGCGGTCGACGTATCTGTTGTGACGCTCCGCGTATTTGATGAAGCTACCGGCGCCGACGTGACCACGGGCACCTACAATGTTATGTGGCATGCCAGGACTGACCGGGCCTGAGGAGATATTAAATGGCTAGCCAACGCTCTGTAAAGATTACTGAACTTCCTGCTTCGACTCAGGACTTCACCGACACCGACCGCCTCGTGGCAGTCCAGCCTTTCGGCTCGGCCCTCCTCACCGTCCAGCTACCCGGCTCCAAGATTCTTGATGCGGCTCGCCTTGCTGGGGCGCAGTCGGCCAGTGCCAACGGTCTGTCCTTCACCACACTTGCCGAAGCCGTCCTTAGCTCGCTGCTTCCCCTGCGCATGGTGGGCGCGACCCTTGTGACGGCAGGCTACACGTCAGCGGGCGACGGTGGTGGTTCCATCTATAAGAAGGTGGACACGGAGCCCTCGCACCCCGGCAAGTTCCAAGATATCTCGGCTGGGTGGTGGGAACTTGTCTCACCGTTCCTACGCCCCGAGATGTTTGGCGCGGTCGGTGACGGCGATGTCGATGACACGGACGCCATTCAGGCGGCGCTCGACACAGCCGTTTTGTCGGGCAAGTACTCGACGGTGATCTTGCGCGGCGGAACTTTCTACAGCGTCAGCAATCTGTCGATTCCCAATATCCCTACGTCTGGCACCGGCAACTCTAGCTACCTCAGCATTCAGTCTGAAGGTATGTCCTTTCTTGTGGCGCGTTCCAGTTCCGACAACGGGTACTTTGTGGCGCCCTCACGTTGGCTCGAAAACAGTGCCTTCACCAACCGTAAGACCGTCTTTCGCAACATCATGTTTGATGCGAACGGCATCAAAGACTACGCGGCGGTTTGTCGTGGTGATCAGTGGGCTTTCTACAATTGCCGTTTCATCAATGCGCTTAGCCATGGCCTGTACCATCCCACGAACTGCCGCGACGGCAGCCAACCGGGTACGGCAGGCGTCGACGAAATCTTTGAAGACTGCCACGCTCGCGATAACGGCGGCAACGGCTGGCACTTCGATGATTCCAGCGTTGACTTCAGCATGCGTAACTGCCTGGGCACCTCCAATACTGGTTGGGGTATCTACATCGCGGGGACGGCCGGCTGCAAAATCCACGGCATCAACATGTATGGCAACGTGGCGGGCGCGGCAACCTTCCTCAAGTGGGGCTGGGGCACCTTCTGCACTGACAGCCTGTTCGATGGCGACAGCGTTGGCGATGTTGTGGTGTCCTCCGACAACACTTCGTGGACTGCCACTTGGGGTCCGAACCAGGTCAAGAATGCAAATCTGGTTTGCCGAGTTCTGAACCCCAAGCTCATCATTACGGGTGTGCAGTTGCAGGGCAATGAGTCTCGCATCGTCCACGACAACCAGACTTCACAGGCTCGCATGCTGATCATTGATGGTGGCAAGTCGGCCGCCGTTCCATTCATTACTTGGAATTCTGCTAGCCCTGTCGGCCGGGTGTACGTCTCGTCGCCACACTATAATCAGGGTGTAGATGGTTGGTATGTGGGTCGCTTGACGCCCATGCCCAACACCGTTACAGCGGGCTATGCACCGACGCGACTGGTGCCGGCATCCGTCACACTGGCGGCTGATACCAGCACGACCTTCCGAGTCGAACTGGATGTCACCAGTTTGCAGTTGGCCGGCACCGATTTGGCCATCAAGTTGCATGCGGTGGCGCTGGCTGGTACCAGTGTTCAGAATTACCATGGCAAGATCAATGCCGGGCTGTCTAGGCGCTTCGGCAGTGCTACCACAGATACGTGGGTCACAACTACTGAGAACTTTAGTAGTGGTGGACTTGTGTCGGCATCGGGTGCTTGGACTGTGCGCACAACTACGACAGCCTACACACCATATCTGACGGTCAACTTGAAGCACGAACAGCCAACAAGCAATAATGGCACTTTGTACATTGAGGTGAGTGGGTTGCACCGCTACGTGACCGGGATGCGGGTGGTCTAGGTGAGGGTCTAGGTGAGGATTGCTTGCCTTCCTCACCACCCTATGGCATACTTCCGGTCATGAGCAACAAATTGAATCGCCTCGAAATCTTCGACGACGCTAAGAACGCTTTAAGCCCCTGGACCACGGAGGACGGCCGCCTGTTTGTTGACTATGATACGCCTGCTGGTCGGCGCACGCTACAGATTAGTTCGGGTGGGCACTGCTCCTTTCGGGGGTGGTTCACTTCGTTCTGCGTGGACCAGAAGCAATTCATTCCGGGTGGCGACTTCTTGAACTCCGCTCAAATCTACTTTGCTGATTGGGTGCAGACGCACGGCGCCAAACTCAAGGACTACATCCGCGTTGGCGGCAATGTCCGAGAACTCTACATCGATATCGGCAACGACACCAACGACGCCTGGAAGATCACCAGCAAGGAAATCGTGCGTGTGCCCGGCGGCCCGACTCACCTGCGCCTGCTACGCGGTGCCGGCATGTTGCCGTTGGTGGAGCCCGATCTGACTACGCCCGCCTCTGAGCTGGTTCCGCTTCTGCAGAACTTCATCGAGGCTGACGAAGACACGACCACGTTGCTGGTGGCATGGCTGCTCGGTTGCCTGCGGCCCGAAGGCCCCTACCCTGTGCTGACCATCAGCGGTGAGCAAGGCAGCGGCAAGTCCACCATCCTGCGGCTGCTGCGCCGCATCGTCGATCCGCACGCGCTTGATATGCGGACGCCGCCCGAAGATCAGCGTGACTTGCAGGCTATGGTTCGCAACTCTTTCTGTTTGGCTTTTGACAATGTCAGCTATATCACACACAAAATGTCCGATGCACTGTGCGTTATTTCGACTGGCACTGGAGCGCAGGGCGGCCGGGCGCTATATACTAACGCGGAGGAATCTGCTGTTCGGGTTTGTCGCCCGGTGGCGATGAACGGAATTCCCGACGTTGTTGAGCGCGGTGACCTCGTGGACCGTTCGATCCACGTCCACCTGCCGCGCATTGACCCCAAGAACCGCCGCGATGACCACGAGTTCTGGCTCATGTTCAACGAATACCATTCGAAGCTGTTGGGTGCGCTTATGAACGCGGCCCAGATTTCTATTCGTGAATATGACAACGTGGTGCTTGAAGAGAAGCCCCGCATGAGTGCCTTCGCGGTTTGGGTGGCGGCAGCCGAAAAGGCCATCGGATGGAAGTCCGGCCGCTTTATTTCGGCGTACACCAACAACCGGTTTGCTGCTGAGAACCAGATGCTTGAGCTGAACGGGTTGGCTTCTGCTTTGATGCGGTTGATGGACCACCAGCGGGAATTCTCAGGCACCTACCCTGATCTGATTGCGGCGCTTGAGTTGCATGTGGGTCCGCGCGAGGCCCTGCCCAAGACGTCACATGGATTTGCTGCGGAGTTGCGGCGTATTCGCCCGGCCCTAGAACGCCATGGCCTCCGGTTCTTTTCGGGTGGCCGCAGCGGAGAGCTGGGGCAGAAGGGTCGGTCGCGCATCTCGATTGTGAAACCGGAGGAAGCAGAAGAAGAATGCCTGACGAGCTAGATCAAGTAATCAAACACATTAAGAGTTCAGCAAGGCATAAACCAAGCCGGCGCTTTAGTAGTGATGCGTTGAGTTCTCTTGAGAAACGTGCTAGAATACGCCGTGAGTTGAAGAAGCAGTTCAATATTCATAAGCCACGCTGTCGTCAGACGCAGCAGACGCTTAAGACTATGAACGAGTTGAAGAAGGAATTGGCGTCGGCGTGGCCCCTAGTCGAAGATGTCTTGGATGAATGCACTCGGCTGTCTCCTAAGCAGATTGCCTTCGCCAAGCACTTCGCTCTGAACGGGCGGTCTAAGAAGACACAGTCGGCCCGAGACGCTGGCTACGAAAGCGACAACAGCATTGTGTTGCTGGAGATGGCGAACCGGAATCTAGACAAGCCCGAGATCATGAAGTTGATCGAGGCTTTCGAACACCAACAGAAGGCAAGAATGAAGATGACTGTAGATGATGTGGTAGCCTACTTCACGAAGATCGCAGACTCCGCTATGGGGATCGAAGACTTCACCAACGCCAACCGAGCCATGGAAAATCTCGCCAAGTATCTGCAGATGTTTGTGACCAAGACTGAGATCACACACCGCACCATTAGCAGCCCGGCAGAACTCGATGCCCGCATTGCCGAATTGACGGCGGTGCTGGAGAGTTCCCGAGACGAGATTGATGAGCGCCTCACGATCAATTGATGCCGACAAGCTTCTGCAAGTAAAGTCCGAGCTTGCAGAAGCTCTCCATCAAAAAGCGGTCATCGAAGCTAAAACAAGTTTCTACACATTCGTGAAGTTGCTGGCCAACCTTATGTTGGACGGGTCCGACTATCGGGATGGCCGGCACATCGAGGCAATTGCCGCCACCCTAGAGGATGTTGAGACCGGACAACTGGCCCGGCTCATGATGATGCTGCCCCCGGGCAGCATGAAGTCCGTTCTCCTTATGCTCTTTGTGGCTTGGAGCCTGGGCCGGAATCCTTCCTGGCGCGTTATGTGGATTTCCCACACCGGCGACAAGGCCATCGACTGTTCTCGCCGAGTACGTGACCTCATCAAGACTTCCGAATACCTAGAGATCTTCCCTCACATCAAGCTGCGCGATGACGTTGCTGGCGTCACCGAATGGAAGCTGGTTTCGGGCGGCAACTTTCTGCCGCGTGGTGCTGGGCAGTCCATCGCCGGCTACCGCTTCACGCTTGGTATTCTGGACGATCCTCTGTCCGAGCAGACCGCCAAATCTGATTTGGCCCGCGAACAAGTCAACCAGTGGTACTACCCGGGCTTCCGTTCTCGTAAACTGCCAACCTCTCGCATCATCCTTGTGAACACAC